GTGATGTGTTCCAACCCAAAAAACAGACCGCTTACAGCCCCGCACAGGAGCCTGACATGAAGCATCCAGCGCATCGGGTCTTTACTGCTGATCGTGGGTTTGATGATCAGCCCACCACCAACCCAATCCTTAATGGTTTGTTCTGATGGCTACCAGAGCATTTGACGTAAGTTCCATTCGCGTAAAACTGCGTTACATGGTTGACAAGGGTTACGTCACCCTTGAACAACTTGATGAACCATCACCTGGCTTCAAATCAAACATGAACGTTCACATGCGTGATTTTCCTTCTGGTTATCGCGGTGTACGTCACAAGAACCTTTTACGCATTGAAAACTTCCTACCACCTGCAAAATGATTTCACTTCTCAACACTTCCAAACGACAAGATCCAGTCGTTGATCATCTCGCTGATTTACTTGACAACAGCAAAGCAGTAGCCGCCGCAATCTCTGACAATGCAATAGAAGAACAACGCGCAATCCCACCTGATCTGCTACAGTCTTTCTGCAATGACCTTGAACGCATCAAGGCATACTTGATCACAGCCTACGAAGTAAATGAAGGAAATTAAAGTCAGCTTGCCTGAACCTGACATTCAACTCCTCGATCAAATCGCAAAAGAAAACAACACAAGCCGTGCTGAAATTATTCGTAGCAACATTGCTAATCACGGTCTCAGCACTGATTCTCTTCATCGTGTCGCCATCGCTATTCGTAAAAGATTGCACGGCGTTTTCACGATTCAGCAAGCTGAACAGGCTGCCGCCGTTGCAATTTGTGCCATCGCCAATGGATCAAAAAAAGCTGCGTAGCATCCTCGCTACCTACGACGACTACTACACTGCCCTTTACCACGACCGCAACAACCCACAAAAACCTTATGAGCACCAGCTACTTCAAGGAATGGGTCCACGACCTATCGCAACACTGCTCAACACCAGCGCTGCCCGGTGCACAGGACACTGATGCAATGCTTGATCGTGTCATCGTCCTTGAGCTGCTCTATCAACTAGATGGCAGGGACAACCAGTCCCACCCGCACCACAACACCTACACCAACCTTTGGCATGAATACAACAAAAAGTTACGCAGCTAAATACAAGGAAAAACAACGCGAAGAAGCAAAGCTTTCAGGCATTTGCATCAGATGCCTTGCGCAAAAAGCAATTCTTTCAAGGACGTGTTGCACAACCTGTCACATGAAAACCTTGATTCAAGAGTCTTTTAAATTTGATCGTGATCGCAAAAAACCGCACTCTTCTTCTGCTAGGGGTTCTTGCTACGTCGATCAATTCAACACATCTGCAAGAAAAAAAATTATTTCTGACATCATCGCTAAATTTGATGGAACCTGTCATTACACAGGCATTCCTATTGAAATTGGCTTGACCGCTAGCTTAGTTTTTAAGCTACCTAAGACGCACGTCAGCATGTATGGGGCAGATGCAATCTATGCCGCTTCAAACGTCGTGTGGTGCCATAAAGGCGTCAGTGCTTTGAAATCCAACAAAACTGATGCAGATTTCAGAAAATGGCTGGTTGACAGCCTTTTGCAAAAACTTATCTCAGATCAAATCCATGCGAACCATTCTTGAGGAACACGTCAAGCCTGATCAACACGTTCATACAGGACCAATGGGTGGGCGCTACATCATCCAAGATGACAAGCGCATCTACCTAATCAAAGAACGCAAGCACATTCGTCGTAATTACCGCCCACGTCGTGGTGCCTATCAACGTTTCGTTGATGCTCAACTTAATGTATAGTAAAAACAAATGATCACACACTGTGGCAGGTCAACGCTCTACTAAAGTCGAAACCGATATGCGTGTCAATGAGTTCGCACGCATGTTAGCCAATGGCGCTAGGCGTTTTGACCTATGTCAGTATGCGGCAGATGAGTGGGGCGTATCCGTGAGGCAAGCTGATCGATACATCGCTGAAGCATATAAAGTATTGAAAACTGATTTTGACCTTGATCGATCGCAGATGGTTGCTAACTTGCTGTCACAAACATCAACGTTACAGCAAGAAGCACGTACCAGCAAGAACCTTTCGGTTGCTTTAGGCTGCATCAACACTGCAGCAAAGCTGGCGCAGTTAATCTCATGAATGAAGAATTTTGGTATGAACCAACAGAAGACAGCATGTATCGCGTCTGCATGAAGATCAATGATGTGACGGCGTGTTGCACCGTATCGTCGATGCACTTGATTGAAGAAAAGCGCGGGCGACTGCGTGAAGCGTGTTTACGCAATGTCAATTCTTGATGCCGTTCCAACTGGCAATGTTCTTGGTGATTCCTCAAGTCTTGATACTGACGAGCTATTAAAACGGATGAAGGCTGACCTGCATCCTGGTCAGCTTGCGTTTGTAGAGGATCAAGAATCAGACATCATCGCATTGAGCGCAGGCTATGGGGCTGGAAAAACGCGTAGTCTTTTGTGCAAGGCTGTCTGTCTTGCTATTGCTAATCAAGGCTTTACCGGCTGCATCATGGAGCCTACTGCCCCGATGATTCGGGACATCTGGATTAGTGAGTTTGACGCCTACTTAGAGCATTACGGCATCCCATATTCATTTCGTGCATCACCGCTGCCTGCTTACACCTTCCACTTGCCTGGTGGTGATACACATTTGCTATGCCGTAGTTTTGAAGCCGTGTCACGCATTGTTGGTGTCAACCTATCGCATGTCATCGTCGACGAAATCGATACCGTCAATTACAAGCTGACATCACAGGCGTTTCCCAAGATCCTTGGTCGCTTGAGATCCGGTGTAGTACGGCAGTTTGCTGCAGCATCTACGCCAGAAGGCTTTAAATGGCTTTACAACGAATTTGGCAGCCCTGAGGCACTTGCCCGCCCAGACCGCAAGCTCATCAAGATGAAGACAACAGATAACCCACATTTGCCGCCGGACTTCATTGAACGGTTAGAGGCTAATTATGACCCCGCAAGGCTTCAAGCCTATTTGCACGGTGAGTTTGTAAACCTGAACACAGGCCAAGTGTATGACAGGTTTGATCGTGAAAAGCATGTTATCAAATCATTCAACCACGACGGTGAACCACTGCATGTTGGCGTTGACTTCAACATCGGTAACATGTCTGCTGTTATCGCAGTCAGAACGCAAAAGCAACTGATTGTTATCGACGAAATCAGTGGCGGCCATGACACCGACTTCATCGGGCAAGAAATCAACCGACGGTATCCCAACCGCCAACTCTATGCCTACCCTGACGCATCAGGCGGAAACCGAAGCACGAATGCCACGCGGACTGATATTGAAATCTTGTCATCGTATGGGTTCAGCAATCAATCACCGAAAGCAAATCCTCCCGTTCGTGATCGGGTGGCTGCTGTTCAAGCTGCTTTGGAGAATGGGAAAGGCGAGGTTAGGGTACAGATCACGCAGAACTGTAAGAAACTGATTGAATGCCTTGAGCTGCAAAGCTACACGGAAAAGGGCGGCACGCCAGATAAAGATGCTGGATATGATCACATGAACGATGCGATCGGCTACATGGTGTGGCGTCTGTTTAACCCACTGCACGCAAGGGCTGGTCGCGGCACCGGGATCAGGATATATTGACGCGACAAAAGCAGTTACGCTTGCTTAATGCGTGTCCTAGTCGCCTGTGAATACAGCGGACGTGTTCGTGATGCTTTCCGACGACGCGGGCACTTTGCCATGAGTTGTGATCTGTTGGAATGTGAAGCAGACCCTAAATTTCACTACCAAGGATCAGTTGAAGACATTATTAACGATGGTTGGGATTTAATGATCGCTCATCCGCCATGCACACATCTTGCAGTTTCTGGCAGTCGCCACTTTTATCGAAAGCAGCGCGAACAATCTGAAGCATTAAATTTTGTCCGCTTTTTAATGGATGCGCCTGTCGAGCGATGGTGTATTGAAAATCCTGTCAGCATTATCAGCAGCGCTATACGTCCACCGGACCAAATCATTCAGCCATGGCAATATGGACATGGTGAAACCAAGGCAACTTGTTTTTGGCTGAAAAACTTACCGCGTCTCAAGCCTAGTAATTGTGTCGAAGGCAGAGAGTCAAACATTATCAAAATGAGCGGCAAGGATCGTTGGAAAAACCGTAGTCGCACTTATTTAGGTGTTGCCGAGGCAATGGGTGATCAATGGGGTGGGCAAGCGTTGTCACCAGTCGCGGATCAACTTTCATTGTTGCTGGCGGATTAAACTGTAGGCATCGACTTGCAGGACTAAGGCGTGTACTCTGGCTTCTCACATTACGACCGGCAACTGTTCGCCAAGGTTTCAAAGGTCAATGATCCAAACTCAGCGTG